CCCTGTACGACGCTCCAATCCATTCTAATCCTCTTCCTTGGACTGAGCACTGGATCTCCTCTAAAGGTCTTCAGGTCGCCCCACAGGAGACGGAGGTGGAGTCCTACGTGGTGGGTGGTATCAAGCAGGATGTCAAGAAAGATTCCTTTAGCGGGTTCCAACTATGACAAATTGGAGAGAAGATTATAAGAAGTACACTAGTGATCCAAGAGATCTAAAAGTATTGGAGGAAGGTCCCAAGAGTCTGGCACAGTCTTGGCACCTTCAGGCAATGCATAACAAGTGGAAAAAAATCAAGGGTATCAAAGATTGAAATTTTATTTTGATGGGGACTCCTTCACCTATGGTGGTGGATTAGGTAAGAGACTTCACCTTGACCCCACCAAATATCGCTGGTCAAAGTTGGTCTGTGATCACTTTGGTGCTGAGGAAATAAACGCATCTTCTTCTGGTGCTTGTAATGAAACAGTTATGAGAAACCTGTTTCATAAACCTACTACTAAGGTTTATGACTTTTATTTTCTACAAACCACCGTTCCTATCAGAGGTGAGTTTTATGATGATAGAAAGAAAAGGTGGATGAGATATGGTTTCTCGGGTTATGATGATTTAGAATCTAGATGTATAGACCGGTGGGGACTTGTAGAGGGACCTAAGTTTGCAGATTGGATACGGTTTAGATTTGGTAGGATGTTCAGTGATTATGGGGCAAGAACTCAAGAATCTATTGTATACAACTCATTCAAGGCTTATGTTGCATCTGTGGGACGATTGGAAAGATCTTTCTTTAGTACATTGCTGACCCCTCAAGAAACTGATAACAAGTATGATATACACTTCGGGATGCAATCAAGTAGAACAGGATTAGTTTTTGATAGAATACCTAACGATGGACATCCTTCTGTAGAAGGTCATAAGACGATAGCGAAATATGTTATAGATATAGTAAGTGAAAGATTGTATAATGAAAGTTCAGTCTGCTAAAGCAAAAGGTAGGAGACTACAGCAGTGGGTAAGAACCAAACTTATAGAAATGTTGGAAGTACATCCTGAGGATGTTGAGTCTAGATCTATGGGTGCAGGTGGTGAGGACATCATCATGGCACGTGCAGCTAGACAAAAGTTTCCCTTTAGTGTAGAATGCAAGAACACAGAGAGACTAAACGTCTGGGATGCATATGACCAGGCGTGTGCCAACTCTGGTGATTACGAACCAATCCTCTTTATAAAAAAGAATGGCAGACGACCTCTCGTTGTCCTCGATGCGGAAAGCTTTATTGGATCCCAGCGACATGAATGACTGGAGATACTCTGAAGAACGAATGCAACTTCGAGCCGAAGTTTTTCGTGCACTGTCTCATCACCTAAATGATCATTGCAGACTTGTGTATGAGTTCTGTCATGATTGGGTAAGTCAGGGTAACAAAACAACCATTGGAATTGAACAACACTTCCAGAATTACATTCGTAATCGTGCAGAAACTTTGTACACACTAACTCCTATTGAGGAACATGCAGAAAATTCTTAGTCTCATGTCAGTGTTCTCATTCATTACTAGCGTAGGTGTCGTGGGCACTGCTGGTTATGTGTATGTGAATCGTGACAATATTCGAGACAACATCAAAGCACAAGTAACCAAGGGCGTTCAGGACGCTATCGTTAGTAAATTCAACGGTGGTGGACTGCCAAAGACTACCGGTGGTGTCCTTCCTCCCGTGCCTGCACCTAAGGCCAAACTCACTGGAGGACCAGTACCGTTCTAAATATAGCCAGACTTATCCTGGCATATGACTGAGAAAGGACCGGCTTCTCCTCCCCCTAAGGACGAGAAAGAAAAGACTGGTTGGTTGCCCTTCGGTAAAAAGAACCCCGAAGACAAAGCAAAATCCAAGAAAGAAGACGAGGATAAGGATCCTGATGAGAAGATGGCAGCGTTGTCTACGCTAGTCCGTCTGGGTATCCTTATCTGGTCTGGTGGTATTCTTACTCTGGCATATGTAGATCTGCCTGAAGCATTCAAGATGCCTAAGCAGGATCTCGATCCGACCTTTATCGCCAGTGTCTTTACTGGGGTTTTAGCTACGTTCGGGGTTCAGACTGCTAAGAAAGGTTCTATGAATGGTGGCGGTGGCGGCATCAGTAAGGCAGATATGGAACGCCTTATTGAAGCAGCAGCACGTACTGCTCCGGCACAGACCATTCGTATTGAACAAGCACCACTGACCATTGGAACCAACACTGCATCCGGGGAACCTCCCGTTGTACCTCCTAAAAAATCGTGACCTTCTCTGATGTCCTTATTTGGACAGCAATACCCTTTGTACTATCCACGATATATTTCGGGATACGAAAAGGTGAAAATGTCTACTACGACTCCGAAAATTATGATGGAAACGGAACAGCACATTAGTAAACGCATCGTTATCTTTGGTGCGACTGGCGATCTTTGTAAAAGAAAACTGATTCCAGCACTGTTCCAGTTGTGGCGTAAGCAATTACTGCCGGAGAATCTTTTAGTTGTCGGGTGTTCTCGTCGTGAGTACACTCGACATCAATGGTTAGAACTTTTAGGAGAGTATCCTCAAGACTTTACTCATTGGTTAGACTTCCAATGTGCTGACTTAGACTGCCAAGAAAGTCTGCATGCTCTCCATGATGAAAGTGTAGAGACAACCTATTTTCTGTCAGTTCCGCCTGAAAGATATGAGAATGCTATCATCAATCTCAAGGAAGCGGGTTTCCTTGACGACCCAGAACACTCCCGCGTGGTTATCGAAAAACCCTTTGGGCACGATTTTGAATCTGCTAATCATCTACAGTCTGTGGTGGGCAGATATCTACGCGAAAAACAGGTTTATCGCATCGATCATTATCTTGGTAAAGATACTGTCAATAACATTCTTGCTACTCGGTTTGGCAACGTTCTGTTGGAACCTCTATGGAACCGCAATTATGTAGAGGAAGTTCAGATCTTTGCATCTGAAACTATCGGTTGTGATGGTCGCTCACAATACTATGACACTGCTGGTGTTGTGAGAGACATGCTCCAGAACCACATGTTGCAAGTCCTGGCACTGATTGCTATGGAAGCACCATGTCGTATGGATGCTACAGAAGTTCGTAGAGAAAAAGTAAAACTACTTTCTGCCTGTCGTCTTGGTAAGAAATTTGTTACTGGACAGTATGAAGGTTATCGGGAAGAGCAGGGAGTTGGACCAGAGTCTAATACCCAAACCTTTGTTGCGGGTGACTTGTACATCGATAACTGGAGGTGGCAAGGGGTTCCTTTCTATTACCTGACTGGTAAGAAGATGCCCTACAAGTGTGTGGAGGTTGTGATCAAACTCAAGACCCCTCCACTGTCATCATTGTTTGAGGGTGAAACTCCTGGACGTATTGTGATGCGTCTTCAACCACATGCTCACCTTGATATTCAGATTGATGTGAAGTCTCCTGGACTTGGTGATAAGGTTGAACTTGCAACACTCACCCACCGCTATCCTGATTGGTTGGGCGTAGATGGATATGAAAAACTTCTTTATGATGCAATCAACGGAGACCAGTCTCACTTTGTTCATTCAGAAGAAGTGTTGGAATCCTGGCGAATCGTTGACGAATTGCTCTGCACCGGCGATAATTGTGCTGTGAGGACAAGTCCCTATATTTACCATGAAGGTGCCTGGGGTCCAGTTCATAAGACTGATTTCATCACCAAATGGGATTATCCGGAATAGCACACACGGCAGGGAGACTCTCTGCATTGGTTCTAAATAACCAATATTCTTTAGGTTTATTGTCCTTTCTACTAGTCTTCGTACCCATCCTGGGTATGTGGGCAGTTCACAAATATGGTTGGGAACATTGGGAACCATTCAACTCACATGACAAACCCCACAAAGGAGGAAGTCCAGCAGATGATTGATGCTGCTATCACTCAGCACAATCGCAATGCCTCAATGATCAGCATGGTCCTAGGTATTATTTTCCTAGCACTATTTGTTGACGGATTTTTTAGAACCATTGGCATGATCCCACCCTTCCTGGGGATTGATGTTAGTATCATCAAAGAAGTTGTTCAGGAAGTATTAGAAAAAATTCAATCATGAAAGTTGGAATCATTGGTCTTGGTCGCATGGGTGAGGGTATGTCCCGCCGCATGATGAACGCCGACATCGAAGTATGGGGTTACAGAAACAATGTTCAAAAAGCTAACGAACAATATGAAGCGGGTTATATCAGTGGATATACCACTTCTGTGGAAAGCCTTGTTCAAGTAGTCAAAGAAACAAAGAGCATCTATGGTGAGAAGTCTGGAGAGACTGTCATCACAGAACAACCAGGCATCTTCATGATGGTTGTACCTGCCGAAACTGTAGAGGACACTATCGATGAGCTATTACGTTTTTGTAGTTCTGGAGATATCATTATTGATCACGGGAATAGCAATTTCAAGGACTCTCGCAAAAGGGCCGAAAGATTATCTAAACTTGGCATCGCGTATATTGACTGTGGCACTAGTGGTGGTGTCTACGGTCTGGACCGTGGATACTGTCTTATGGTTGGTGGTTCAAGTGGCGCAGTATCCATCTGCTCTCCTATCTTTAGGGCACTCGCACCTGGTCTCAGTGCCGCACCACGAACTGATCCTCTAGACTACACTCGCAGTGCTGAGTATGGTTGGTTGCATTGTGGAGGACCTGGTGCTGGACACTTCGTCAAGATGGTCCACAACGGCATTGAGTATGGTATGATGCAGGCATATGCGGAAGGGTTCAACATTCTTCACGAAGCAAATGCAGGAAGTGCGTATGTCAAAGCAGGAGACGCAGAGGTCGCTCCTATGGAGCACCCAGAAGATTACTGCTACGACATTGACGTTGCTGAAGTGGCTGAGTTGTGGCGTCGCGGTAGCGTGGTTGGCAGTTGGTTACTTGACCTTACTGCGGATGTACTTCGTGGCAATACAGAGCTTGATAATTTCGATGGAGGGGTATCCGATAGCGGTGAGGGTCGCTGGACTGTTCATGCCGCTGTCGATCTGGGTGTCCCCACTCCTGTTATTAGTACGGCGTTGTTTGAGCGTTTTGGGTCGCGTCGCCTGGGGGCTTTCGCTTTCAAGATACTGAACGGTATGCGAGCAATGTTTGGTGGACATGAAGTGAGATGAACCTCGTACTACGTCCCCTTCAAGATGTAAATGATCCCGTCTGGAGTGTGATCTTCTCGATCATACTGCTCCTGGCGGGAGTTTTCTATGTCGTCCGCTATATACTTGGTATTGATGTCCGCGAAAATGGACCCCATTGATATTCAGGTGAGACCCATTAGGGTCCGCAGACTTGACATTCCTGATGTAAATAGAATATTTGAAAACAATATACAGGCACCATCGGTTCAGTCATCAGCACCACCGGTAACTGTAGAGATTGGTACTCCGATTGTAAACGTGCCTGGATGTGTAGAGGCACACATTGATGATGACAACCAGCAGAACTTACCTGACGATGATCCTAGAGGTGTCAGGGTGTTCTGTGATGCAGATACACCATCCTTCACTCCCCTAGATTATAATAAAGAGGATCTGATATTTCAGAAAGATCAGAAAGTTCCTCCTGTTGCAGCACCAGACCCACCAGAGACTCCTCCAACACCACCCACAGAAATTCCTAGGTGCCCTACAGAAGCACAGGAGTTGAAAGAACCTGTAGGTACCCTGACTGATGGTGGTAGTAAAAAAATTACTGAGTATAAATTGGTTGGAAAGGAGTGTATACCTGTCAAGGTTGAACTTAGTATTCCAGATCAAATCGTCAAAGCAATACCTTCTCCAGCATCAGTTACTACCACTGCTAGTATTGCTGTTGTTGCTACCACGTCAGCACTGTTGGCAAAACCCTTAGCAGATCTGGTACTGAAAGCAGTCAAACCAACAGTCAAAAAGATTATCAAAAAGATTGCTACTTTGAGGAAGAAGAAGATTCCCCCCGAGTCTGTAAGGGACCGCCGAGATCAGCAGCGGATCCGTTCCCACGCGATTCGGAAGCTGAAGGGGAAGGAATAGAGTGACGGTGTGGTACGACGTAGTTCTTATTCAATACTATAACGTCTTCACATATCTTCGCATACTCACTCCTAGGGTGGAACATGATTCCTGCCTTTATCAATTCTCCACAATTCTTGAGTCTCGCGATCTCAAAATCTAATCTCTTATTGGCAGTCAACTGTTCTTGCAATGCAATTTGTGTTGCTGCTGCTTTCTTACATTGATCTTGTAGTTGTCTGTCCATTGGTCTAGACCAAGTGGCACTGAAACCAAGGGATATATTACTATTATTTTTCTGTCCTGTTCTTGTCGGAACGTAATATAAAATGGAGCCAGGATTATCGGGAGCACCATCATCATCTAGATCTCTCATGTCATACACGGGATCATCAAATGTTGATTCGTATGGGTGTGTTTGGGATAGTGATCCCGTAACGAACGGAGTTATATTCATAGTGGGACCTTGGCAACTGATCCCTCCCCCATAAGTATTAGTAATATATGGGCCTTGTAATACCTGGATCGCCTGATTGGTCACCGAGCCTGAACTGTTTGCCACAGGGTTTGCAGTAGCACTTACCCCACCAACATCTGTGTTGGCGAGGGCAGGTGCTATGTTACCTAAACCAAGAACTACTGCGAGAAAATACTTGTAGTATCTGTGACCGAGTTTATGGTTGTGGTTCTTTGTATAATTGTTTGTGTTGCCATGCCCGGACCTGAGTAGTGTTCCGTGAATTGGAACGCTGCTCCGGGAGTTGTCAATGTCCAGTCCGGTTTTTGATCCAGATCTAATCCTGTCCATGTTGATGTCACGCCATTCAAAGTATTACTAGGAGTCGAACCAGCATCAGGTGAGATACTAGTTCCATTATGTTGAACATTATTTCCTGTCACGCTATAGGTCCAACCTGTAGCATAGTCTATGCTGTTGATAGTTTCAGTCACAGTGGAAGTTGTTTCCGTGTGACTAGTCATACTTCCTTGTGTAAAATTAGGTACAACAGGAACAGACTTTGCACTCTTTGCATTCGCAAGGACAGTTACAATCGCAACCAGAGCAAGTGCTAATTTTTGCATTGGTCATTTCACCGTCACCTCGGACACGAATTGTCCGGTAGCACTTGTACCAGCTCCGCCAGCGGTCAAAGTAATAGCACCCGCCGTCGTGAGGGTGCCAGCTAGATCGCCAGCCACACCGCCGCTTGAAGTTGTCACTGAACCGAAAGCGGGCAGTGCAGGTACAACACCTGAGTTGACAGTTGTTCCCGCAGTATTTACAGAATCACCCATAGTGAAAGATTCTGAAAAACTATATGCACTACCTGCTGTAGTCATGGCATAGGTGCCATCCGTCATAGTGGCAGGGGCAGTCAATGCATTGTCACCAGTGGCAGCAGTAAGACCGCCGAAGGTGGATGCAGTAATGTTATTACCACTGGTAGAATACGTAGATCCAATCCGAGTAGCCTGAGATGCCGCAGCATCAACAGTCAGTTGGGTAGAGGTAGTCATGCGATGAATCAAGTCTGCCTTTGCTGGCAGTGCGAAGGCGGACCCCACTAACGCAACTGCAAAAAGGACTCTTTTCATTTGGTAAATTACACAGTCTGAACTTATTTAGTCCGATGCTATATACAATGGAAGGTTATTTATTGCCATGCAAATTTTTCTTGATACTGCCGACACTGAAATTATCAATCGTCATCTGCCTACTGGTATGATTGATGGTGTTACAACAAACCCTACACTTATGGTCAGGAGTGGGAAGTGTCCTGATGATGTGTATGCTGAACTTGCAGAGATGGGGTTGACTGACATCAGCATGGAAGTTGGTGGTAATGCCATGGAAATGCTTGAAGAAGGTCGGCGACTTGCTAAAAAATATGGTTCAGTAGCAACGATCAAGGTTCCTTGTACTCCAGATGGTCTTTGGGTATGTAAGGAACTTACTAAGGACTTGATTCGAGTCAACGTTACGTTGATCTTCTCCGCAGCACAGGCAATCCTGGCTGCCAAGTCTGGTGCTACATATGTTTCCCCCTTCATTGGTAGATTAGATGACAACTCGGTTGCTGGATTGGAAGTAGTTCGTTCCATCGCAGAAGTTTACCGAGTACAAAATGTGCGGACTAAGATCCTCGCTGCATCTCTCAGAGATGTTTATAAAGTAACCCGTGCCTTCTACAACGGTGCTCACATTGTCACTATGCCACCTGCTGTATTTGAAAAGATGTACAAGCATGTGTTGACTGATGCTGGTTTAGAAATCTTCAATAAAAACTTGGAAGAAATCGCCAATGCAAATCATTCATGATGCAGTATCTTCTGACTTGGTGGCGAAATGTATTAGAGAGATTCACTCTCGCCAGAAACTGGATGTATGGGGTTTTAGTAAATGGAAATGGGGGCAGTCTCTTACTAAGGGAATGCGTAATTACTGTTTATCCACAAAACCATCAGCAGAAGTCATCAATGAGATCAAGGTATCGCTAAACCAATACTTTTGTAGTCCAATTACAAATGTAAATTATCATGTGTGGTTACCTGGTTCAGGTATCAACTGGCATGATGATGGTGGTAATGATGCAGGAGGAACTTTGTATCTGAATACATGGGTGCCTGAGTTGGGTGGAGTCTTCATGTGGAAAGACAAAGACACTGACGAACTAAAGAGTATCTCTCCTGTAGAGAACATGATGATAGTAAATAATAATCACGAAAGACATGCTGTATCACCCATAATCGGTGGTGAACAAGCACAAGTAAGAATGTCCGTACAAATTTTCTGTAAGAGCAATGACTAACATTAGTATTCAATGCCTACAATGTGGTGTTGTACTAAATTATGATGGCAAACCTGTATTTTGTGGTTGTCCTAACGCTGCTTCAATCCGTAGTGATGTAATCACTGCTATGGATCTTGATCTGGTTACTTATATTGCCAAGAAAGAAAGTCCGCAAGGATTTACTCGACAAGATCTTGCGTACCAAGAAGAGCGTAGGAATCGTAAGGTGAGGAAACTAAAATTTGAAGTGCGTTGATTTCTCAGACTCAATACATTACACCAACATCGGCACTGACTGGATCGATACCGGTCTATACCGTAAACTAATACTGCAACATAAGTGGAGTAAGAGAAACTACGCACAGGGACAATACGTATTTGATATAGTACCTAGTAACCTGAAATACTTTCAACCTTTGTTTGACATCGTAGTCTCTGAGGTTAGGAAGTTATATCCTGCTGCAATAATACCTGACAAGTTTGCGTCAAGTTGTTGGGCATACGTGTCTAATGAGGAGAGAAGTGTGAGTGTCTTACACAATCACATCTCAGAAAAAATATCGCGGGACTTATCTACGGTATTCTATATGAAGAAACCTAAAGACTCAGGGGATATTCTTTTTCTAATTGATGGTGAAAAACACATACATAGTCCAGTAGAGGGCGAACTTTTAGTTTTCCCCGCTACTTATTATCACTCTCCGTTGCCTTCAAAAACCAAGGACTATCGGATCGCGATCAACATCAACGTTATTACCCATAACAAATACGATTCATTCTTGACAAGAGGTGTGTGATCGCATATAATAATCTCGTTACCATACCAGCAATGTCTAGAGGACAGTTTCTCGCCAAGTTCAAGAATGTTACCCACCACCTGGTGGATGCAGTTGAGGACAAGGTAGATCTAGAGTACGACCACCCTTCCCTTTACGATGAACTCATCAGTCATTACAAACAAGAAGCAGAGTTTGACTTCTACGGAGACAAGGACAAAGATTACAACGTGGTTCTAGACAAGCTTGAGTATGACCTGATGAATACGGGGGTTATGCAGTGAGAGAATACCGACCCTGGGGTTGGTTTGAATTACTTGAAAGAGGTGATGATTTCTTAGTGAAGAAAATTCATCTCGAACCAGGGCAAAGATTCTCTCTCCAATTCCATAGACATAGAACAGAGCACTGGATTGTCATAGAAGGTTCTGGTCTTATTACACAGGGCAACTGTGAGGTAGAATGTCAACCTGGTTCTACCTTTACCATCGGCATTGAACAGCGGCATCGTGCAAAGGCACATGATCAAGGACTAACGTTCTTTGAAGTTCAACGTGGTACCTGTAAAGAACGTGACATTGTACGACTAGAAGATGATTATGGTCGTACAGAAAAAATGCCCCTACTAGACCTGCTAATATGACATACATGGTGACCGGCGGTGCCGGGTTCATCGGCAGTAACTTCTTACAATTCTTATCCAAGAAGACTTCTGAACCGATTGTTGTCCTAGACAATCTGACATACGCTGGTGATCTTGGGTACGTACCTAAGAGCAAACAGTTTTCTTTCGAGTGGTGTGATATCTCTAATGAGGATCACGTCTTGTTTCTGTTTGAGAAGTATAGACCCAAAAAGATCTGGCACTTTGCAGCAGAGAGTCACGTAGACAATAGTATTGCAAACTATCGCCCATTCCTAGAGGCGAATGTCATTGGTACTATCAATCTACTCAATGCTTCGTTGAACATTGGCATTGAGAAGTTTCATCACATCTCTACTGATGAGGTGTATGGATCTTTGGAGTATGATGACACAGAACTGTTTACAGAAGAGACACCATACGATCCACGCAATCCATATTCTGCCAGCAAGGCAGCGTCAGATCATTATGTCAAGACCTGGCACAACACATATGATCTACCGTATCTGATTACTAACTGTAGTAACAACTATGGTAAGCATCAGCACGAAGAGAAACTAATACCTAAACTTGTGCACCGTGCTATGAATAATACTACTACCTTCATGTATGGTGGTGGTCAACAGATTCGTGACTGGTTGCATGTTAGAGATCACTGCGAAGCAATCTGGTCTCTAGAAAAGAATAACATCATCAATGATCAGTTCAACATTGGTGGGTCATGTGAGATGAGAAATATTGATGTCTCTAAAAAAGTTCTAGACCTTTTGAAAAAACCTTATAATCTCATTGGTATTTCTGACCAAAGACCAGGGCAGGACAAGCGGTATGGTATGGATCATGCTAAAATAACTGCAACTACTGGGTGGAAACCAACTACTGATTTTGATTACGGACTACGCGAAACTGTATCATGGTACTTAGAAAAATGGGGAATGGTGTAAAGTCATTCAATAGTCCAGTCACACTCTATGGTCCTGGATTTGTTGGTGGTAGGTATGCAGAGATGTATCCTGACACGCTAGTGCAGGAACGTGATGAATATAAACCTCAATCTAAGAAGATCCTTTACATGATCTCTACAGTGGACAACTATAATGTCCACAAAAATGTTGGTTTAGATGTTGATACCAACCTCCGTGTCCTGTGTGATGTTCTAGAGCATTGCCGCAAAGAAGACATTGAGTTCAACTTTATCTCTTCCTGGTTTGTGTATGGTAAAGGTGGACCTATCCCTGCCTTTGAGGATTCTCTATGCAATCCTACTGGGTTCTATAGTATCACCAAGAGGTGTGCAGAAGACTTGATCAAGTCTTTCTGTGATGTGTACAATATGAAGTATCGCATCCTTCGCTTGTGTAATGTTTTGGGGGATGATCCTAAAGCATCGAAGCAGAAGAATGCAATCATGTGGATGATCAATCAACTGAGGGAGCACAAACCAATTGCTCTGTATGACGGTGGTAGTCATCGTCGTGATGTTATGCACGTTGATGATGTGTGTCGTGCCATCAAGACGGTGATTGATGATGGTGACCTGAACACCACATATAATATTGGGTCAGGTAGACCCACAACAATCGGTGAGATCGTTGAGATTGCTGCTGGTTGTACTGGTACTAGATCCCATATAGATAGTATCGAACCACCAAAGTTTCATAAGGATGTCCAGACGCAGGACTTTTACCTGGACACCAG